TGAACTACTGGCTCGGCTGCTGGTTGAACTACTGGCTCGGCTGCTGGTTGAACTACTGGCTCGGCTGCTGGTTGAACTACTGGCTCGGCTGCTGGTTCTTTAAGAGTAGCAAAAGTTATTGATTGATTTTTATTTTTATTTTTATTTGATACAAAATGTCTATTAGGATTTGGTTTATTTGTAATTTTTGGTTTAAACTCTGAAGGAGTTTTCACAAGAGGTAAGTTTTTATTTTTATACATAGATCTCATACTTTCTGCTATTTTTTTTTGATTATCAAAACGACTCAAAACAGTAACATTCATTTTTTTTGGAATATTGTTAATTACTTCTTTAATTGGTTTAGGAATATTTTGCATTTTAGCTTTATTTTGATTAATAGATTTTTTGCTCTCAGCTATTTTGGCAGCTGTGCTAATTATTTTAACAACTTTAACTTTTTTTTGTGTTTGATCTTTATTCATGATATACTTATAATAATAAAAAAAAAATTATAAATAAAAGAATTATATTATATTATATTATATTTTCATAAATTAATTTATTAATTCATTTGTGTTATATATGTTGTGTCATTTATTTGTTTCTTAATTAATATTTCAATCAAAGTTTTTACATCATCACCTGCACGATGAGCTACATTTACATCACAATTAAATATTGATTTATATATATTGCCTAATCTTTTATAGCCACTATGTTTGCAAGTACAAATGACATCTTTATTTTTTTTAATTTGCATCAACTTTTTAATTGTACCAAGTTGTTTAATACGATATAATTCATTTAATAGGACATAAAAATCAAATGCAGTATTATGCGATATAAATACATCTAAAGTATTTAATATCTGATGTAATGATAAACAAGTATTATTCAAATTATCTTTACTGTTAATCATTATTTTATTAAATGTAAATCCATCAGTAGAAGCCTTTTCAAAACTAATACCATGAACTGCTACAGCTCCAGCTGGTATTTCAAAAAAATCTGTTGGTTTTCTCAAATAATTATTTATTTTTAATGATGAAACATTTGGATCAAATGATGGACTGTACCAATATCCGATTTCAACAATCCTACATTCATCATATATTTTATTATCCCAATACTTAAAAAAATTTGCTCTATCCTTTACCAATCCAGTCGTTTCCAAATCTAAAATTAATACTTTTTTCCCTCTTATCCGTTCTATAATACTATCAAAATTAATTTGTTTAGGTTGGATACCTTCAGACGGACTCGCAATTACACTCTGTCCTATATGTAAAACAGGAGGTAGTTCTTCTGAAGAAGATGATGCGCTCGCACTAGCTTCATTATTTTGTTGGGCCATTTGGCTGGAAACTTCAAAGGAGTTTTTAGCGAGAAAAAACGGATCTTCTATAACAATTTCATTTATTTGACTAGATAGTTTTCTCTTGTTGATGATATTAAGACGGGATAAAATAGAATTATGAGTTCGTCCCATATTTATAGCAATTTCTTCAATAGATAAATTAGATTCGACTAATGATATCAATGTATTTTCCATTTCAGATGTCCATATTGTTCCGCGATTCATGTTTATATTTATTTATATTATATAATAAAGTAATAGGTTTATAATGTTAAATTTATCAATTTTTATAGTATTAATTATATTGTATATATTTAAGGAATTTAATCAATTTTAATTATCATTACAATAACAAGTATATAGACCATTCCTTTCTGTTCTACACATCATATGAGTTGTCACAGATTTCTCTGTTATTTTTTCATCAAAAACTGTAATTATACCACCTTTACAATCTTCATCAATCATATATTTACCATGACAATTACAATTACAATCACCATAATATTCACATCCACGACTCATATATGTCTTAGCACACCTTCCACAATCATTGTATTGTTCATTGATGTTAATTATATATCGTTGATTTACATACTGAATTTCACTCTTAACTGGATATCTAACTGCAACTTGATATTCATAATGATTTTCAATAATTTGATATGCATCTGAATATAGTTGAAGATAATGTTCATACCATTTTTTAAGTTGTGAAATTCTTACAAACTTTGGTTTGACAAATCGTGTTCTAATAATAGTTGGAACTGATTTATGGATCTGTTTTAGATACATATTAATGTCCGCATAATCAGCAATTATAAATACTATTCCTTCTTCAATATTCTCGCCAGTTTTAAGACTGTCAAGAATATCATTGAGTGCTTGTTTAATTTTTTTAAAATTTTTAAATAGATTTCTTTTTTCATTAAGCTGTGTAAGTTTAAGGTGTTTTCCATTTATTCCAATTGAATGAATAGAAATAGATTGTTTCATCATTATATATAAATATCATATTGTATATGCTATCTATATAAAATAAAATAATCAATTTTTTTGTTATTTTTTTGTTATTTTTTTGTTTGTTATAAAATAATTTAAATAAGATGATTTAGTAGTCTGAATCACAGTAACAATAATATAAATTATGTTGAGTTCGCCTACACATTTTAAATAGTGGTCCAAAACTATATGTTACATATCCGCCTCTACAATCTTCATCTCTACTAACTATTCTGGACCCATAATTTGGAATATCTATCATTTTTGTAGTATTATCATATGCAAAATTTCCTATTACTTCACGATAATCATTTTTATGATAGTCGACAATACCATAATAATTCTGATTATTACTCATAAATTCAATTACATCGTAATATTGATCCATATAATGCATATATACTTTTTCCAAATCTTTTATACTTAACATTTTAGGTCTAAAAAATTTAGTTCTAATATATGTTGGTATAGATTTATGGATCTGTTTAATATACATATGGATACCATATTCGGCTATAATGAAAGCAATGCAATGTTCACCAATGTCACAAGCATCTTGAATATCATCAACAGCTTTTTTAATATCATCTAATTTTTTAAAAAGAGAAAAATTATTATATAGTTTACTCAAGGATTTTTCCATTTTATATAGATACTAAATTTATATGGTATATATATTGAATTAAAATATCAATTTTTTTTATTGAACTTCAGAATATAGCATTGAAATACCTGAATCAACACCCTGCAAATAAGGGGGTTTTAACAAATCATATTTATTTAACATGCCTGATGCTCTAACTACAGTATTAATTTGATTAGGAAAATTTGATACACTTTCTGTTAAAGATATTGGCATAGTTGGAGTTGCTGGCGCTAATGGTTTAGGATCTTCTAGTTGTTGATCATCAACTACTTTTTCTTGACTGCTTCTTGGATTATTAAGACTATCAAAGTCATTTTGTATCATGTTGATTGGTAAAGTAGTTATTTTATTAGTTGCTTCAATATCATGATCATTATCTGGAACAGGATTTGGAGAAACTTTCATATTTACTGGACTGACGAATGGTTTATCATCTTTAGCAGCACACCATAAATCTCTATCGCGATCATTAAATATTTTACGATTATTATTATCGACACATTGTCGTTTATCATTTATTTCTTCGCGTGTACCACCAGCTTTATTGGGACTATTGCATGATTCCATATAAACTTGAATTTTTTTCTCTTCTTCTGTTAGATGTTTGCATTGATATGCAGCTAAATCTTTTAACTGAATATTAGAAGTATTGTCAAAATGTTCTTTAATAGACGATAGTAAATAAAGTAAAGCAAATACAACTAGAACTATAATTATTAATTTATCCATATATTTAACATATATAAAATAAATTTTATATATAAAAAAAATTGATATTTTTATTATTATAGTTTAAATAATTAATCTATAATAATTATATTATGGCTGCATCAAACAAACCGACCAAACAGTATCTCCTTGCAGGGGTTATGAATGATATACAAATTAAAGAGCTTATTTTGACCAATCTTGTTAAAATGTTAATCGCTAGAAATATTGTTGATCCAACTAATTTAGATCAATATGTTAGTTCTGCAGTTTCATCTTTAGATCAAAATGAAGAAACAAGTATGACTTTAACAGATAATGAAAGCATTAATATGGGTTTTAAAAAAATTATTATCAAATTTATTAGTCGTAAATTAACAACTATTAGAAAAGTTATTGATATTGAAGATTTTATGGATAGACCAGAATATAAATTTGTTATCGTCTCTAATCTTGCACCTAAAGCTGAAAAACAATTAACTGAATATAAAAATACTGAACTATTTTATGATGTTAGTCTACAAATTAATTTAATAGATCATGTTCTTATTCCAAAACATTTCAAATTAACATCTGACGAAATTGATAAATTAATTGAAACATATCAATTTGATAAAAAAAATGCTAAGAGAATGTTCGTCGATGATCCTGTCGCAAGATACTATAAAGCTGAAATTGGTGATGTATTCCGTATTGAACGACCAAGTATTGCAACAGGTATTGCTTGTGATTATCGTGTGGTCCATGCTGGCTCAATATATAAATAAATTTGTTGTTTTTGTTTTTTTATAAATTTGATATAAATATTTATTATATTTATATTGATTATATGGACACATCTATTCCCATTCAATTGTCTTCTTATAGACTTGGTGATTTAATATATGCCAATTTGACTTATGGAGAAGCAATGAAACTATCAAGGGAAAATCCTGATAGTATCGGCAAAGATTATATTATTACTCCTAAAAAAATTCTTGTCTCATGTATCGATACTGTTATATCTTTAGTTAATAAACATACACAAAAATATTTACATCTATTCCCACACGATATATCTGAATCAACTGTTATACATCTACGACTTGGTGATGTTATGGCTGGTAATGAATGGCATGAAATAGAAAAACGACCATTCTCCATCGATTATTTAAAATCTATTGTTCCATTAACTAATAAAATATATGTTATTGGTAAAATGCATTTCGGTGATGTAAGCTCAACTCAATGTTCAACAAATTATGAGGAATCAGTTAATAAATCTAATAAATATCTTTATGATGTTTTAAACGAATTTAATGCATCACATTTTGATGGAGGTTTTGCAGACATTGATCTATGTTTAGCTATTAAAGCTAAATGTTTCGTTCAAGGTAAAGGGTATTTTAGTAAACTAATCGTCGATATTCGTACAAAATTAAATTTACAATGTCTATAAATATATAAGAAATAGCACTTCTCGCCTAACCGTAACTGAAAACCTGATATTAAAAAATTGAAATTTTAATTTTATAATAATTATATAATTAATAAAACTTATATATATATAATGGGATTTTTTAGCTTTTTGACTAATGACACTGATGAATCGATTCCTTGTAAATATTCATCAATGCATACTTTTACAATCTATATGTTGGATAATAAAGGTAATGTTTGGATTGAAAATAATTATGAAGGTTATGGCGTTTTCGGTGGTAAAGATATTTATCAACTTATTGCTGAAATGAATAATTTTGAAAGTAGAAATGAAGCTATATCATCTTGCTATAATGAGGAAATTAGTGATTCACTAATTTATCCAAATATTGTTAGAAATATTAGTAAATGGAAAAAATGGAAGAATAAACCATTATTAACATGTCCTCAACAAGGATATTTTTACAATGTTTATGACTCTGATGAAGATTATCATACTGATGACGATGAAATTGATGATACATTTGATGACTAACTTTAGTTATTTAATTATTATTATTATTGTTATTTT